GTACTATTCGATCAGCCCTTAGAAGAAAAAAAAGAGGTACAAATGTTTGAAGTATTAGAAGAAAACTGGCTATCTATTATATTATTTTTAGATATACAAACTCAATGGAGAATGGATCAGGGTGTTATTTATGGTTTAGATTACAATGCAATAAAATGGATATTTGAATTAAAAAAAGACAAAATAAAAAAACCTTTAGAAATACTTGCTGACTTACAGGTATTAGAGGCTAAAATAGTAGAAACATTTAATAAAGATAATAAATAATGGATCTATCTACCTCCTATACAATTAAGGCTCAGGTAACAGGCCAGAATGAAATAGGTGGACTTACAAAAGGTTTAGGAAAATTACAGACTAGTACTAATAAAACATCGGCAGCAATGAATAAGCTTAAATCTGCTGCTGGTAATGCTTTTGGTGCTTTAAAGGCTTTAGCACCTGCTATAGGTGTTGCTGGTTTAGGAAAATTAGTAAATGATACTTTAGAGCTTGGTGATATGCTGCAAAAATTATCAGTTACATCAGGTGTTTCTGTAGAAATGTTAGATAAGTTGCGTATATCTTCACAATTAGCTGGTACAGATTTTAAAGCATTACAAAGAGCTTTTCCAACACTTGCTAAGAATATGCAAGATGCATCAGATGGTGTTGGTACCGCTAAAGAAGCTTTCGATAGGATTGGATTTAGTGCAGTTGATAGTGCAGGTAATTTAAAAACAATGGATGCAGCACTACTAGAAATATCTGACTTAATGAAAGCAGAAACAAATGATGCATTAAATTTAACAAATGCTGTTGAAATTTTTGGTGCAGGTGTTGGTCGGAAAATGGTTCCTTTATTAAAAGAAGGTAGTGAAGCAATTAACGGCCTTAACGCAGGTTTTTCACAAGAAAATGCTGAAAAAATGGCTGCTTTTAATGACAAAGTAACTTTATTAGGTGAAAAATTTAATGTTCTTAAAATTCAGTTAACTGATGCGGTATTACCTACACTTACAAAATTAGTTGAAATTATTGGAAAAGGTGCGGAAACATTTGCTGCTTTACCTGGCCCTGTTAAAGCTATAGCTACTGCCTTTGCATTAATAGCACCTGCAATATTAGTAATTGCACCTACAATAGCTGCATTAATATTTTCATTTAAAACTATAGCTGCCGTTAAAATGGGTGTTGTAATAGGTAAAATTGCAACTTCTTTTGGTTTAGTAGTAACAGCAGTAAAAGGGGCTGTATTAGCTTTTGCACCTTTCCTAGCAACTGCCGCTATACCATTAGCAATAATAGGTTTAGGAGTATTAATATTTAAATTTAGAGATGAAATAGGTGCTGCTTTTCAAGCTATTGGTAATTTTTTAGTTGGTTTAAAAGACGGTTTTGTAAACATAATGATGATGATTGCAGACACAATTAAAAAACCATTTGCTACATATGCTCAATTTGTAAGTGGTGTATTTAATGGTGTTGTAAATGGTGTAAAATCTGCTTTTAATGCAATACCGAACGCTGTAAAAAGTGCAATTAGTGCAGCAACAGCACCATTAAGATCTTTTCTTAGTTTTATAAATAAAATATTATCAAGGCTTGCGAGACTAAGAAGAAAAAGAAAGAATAATAGTAATAATGGCAATAATGGAACTCCTCCTGGTATGGCTGCTGGTGGTGTCGTATCAAGTCCACAGCTAATATATGCAGGTGAGGCTGGTAGTGAATATGTTGTACCTGCCAGAAAAGCGGCACAATTTTCTAAAAACTATTTATCAGGTCTTAGAGGTTCAGCAGCAATACCTAGATTTGCAGAAGGTGGTTATGTTTCACCAAATGTAAATATTACAACAGGTGCAGTAACACAAATGGATGGCACTAATTTTATTACTACAAATGATTTATCTTCTGCTGTTCAAAGTGGTATAGATCAGACATTAACACTATTACAATCTGATTTAAGAACTAGAAGATCTTTAGGTATGGCATAATGGCTAATTTTGATATATTAACTTTTTTAGAATATTACGCTGATAAATCTAGTGTTTTAGATAGTAATAGTAAAAGATCACCTACTAATGCATATCAAAATTTTTATCAATCTGCACAAAACCTAACAGCAGATTCAGCTATAGATCAAACAATGAATTTTAGTTACCTAGCTTTTGATGCTAGTGGTTTTGCATCTACTGAAGCATCAAGTATTAGTGATTTAACAATAAATTTAGCTGCTACTGCTTCTATTATTGATCTTACAGATACAGCGATAGGGGGTGATCGTCTTGTTATTGCTTCTTTATATACTCAATCTATAGGACAAGATACATTTAGTAATTCTGCTAGTCTTATCTGTAGATTTACAGGCACTATTGATAATGCAAGCGTAGATGATACTACTGTTACTTGGACTGTTAGCCCTGCAATATCAAAACAAAAGGCACAAGTACCCTCAAGACGTATTAGCAGTGATTTAATGGGGAGGTTTGTAGCAACATGAACAATTTAGTTTTTGCTGTTAAAATTAACGCTATTTTAGAAGATGGCAGTGAAGTAAATGATGTTACTGGTGAAATTATTAGTGATAAAAGAGTATATAAATTAGCTGATGATACAGTTTTAACTGGTACAACAAAAATAAAAACTATAAAATTTGCTAGGTTTGTAGTACCTCCTGAAATACTACCTTTTATAATGAGTAAGGAGAACGAATAATGGTTAGAAGTAGAAAATATTCTTTTATTGCTGGTGGTGCAAAATTAAAACCATTATTTACAGGTGATGCACAAAAAAAATCAGAGGTAGGACAAGATTCACAGGTTTTAGATGAAAGTTTAGATAATTTTAAAAAACCTAATAGTGATCTTGATGTATCACAAAAAATAGCATCAACAGGTGAAACTGTACCTATTGTTTTTGGTAAAAGAGCTAATAATATAGGTGGTGTATGGATGCAGCCAAGTTTAATAAAAGCAGGTACAGATAGTTTTGTACAAAAATTATTATTTGTTATATCTCAAGGTGAAATTGCTAGTACACCAATAAAATCTAAAGCCTATACAGGATTAACAAAACTAAGTTTTTTAGATGATACCTCAATTAGTTTAAGTCATATTTATGCAACAGCAGCATCATTAGCCTCTTCACCTAATTCATGCCCCATATCTAGTACTGGTCTTTTTTGTGGTAATGATATTTATACATATTTAACAGCATTATTTAAAGCATCATCTGGTAGTTATTTAGATAATCAGCCTGATTTTGGTACTGAATATACTGGACAAAAAGTAAAAACGTTTGGAACAGGAGATACTTCTAATACTACGTTTGTTATGTCTCTACAAGTATTTGACGCTGAAACTGGAGATAATGTTACAACTGCTTACCAAAGCTATATTGGTGTATCAGATATGGAATTTGGTTATAATCAAAGATATAGCGGTAGTACTTTAGTGGGAGGTAAAACCGTTGGTACTATTGAAGATTATAATGCGCTAATAGGTCAATCAGGGAATTTATTACCACCAATAAATGCTACAACTGTTGCAGCAGGTGATTATACACAGTCTGCTTTAGATGGTTTGTTAGCAGTTAGCGGTGGCAGAACTAAATTTATTTTTAAAGATACTTTTGTTTCTGTAAACACGCAAACAAATACAAGTAATCCTGCAAGTACTGGCACATTAGATGGTGTACAAAGTGAACATACAGTAGGTACAAGTACAACAATCCAAAATACATCTAATAATAATTCTAGTTTTGCTGATATTACTTTTTTAGCCGTATCAGGTAATTTATTTGATATCCCTTCTGCTGGTACTTTTCCTTCTGCGACAAAACAACTTTATATTTTTTATGAACAAGGTGTAAAAGTAGATTTATTTAGTGCAGGTTTATCTGGTTCTAGTTATACAAATGGCGCAAGTAATCAATTTATAGATTTAGCTATGCACTTGTTTAAGTTATATAAAAAAATTGATGGTAATAATACAGCAACAATAGTTGCACCTGTAGAGCTATCTAATTTGCAAAGCTTATCTACATTTTGTACTAATAACAGTATGTTTTTTAATGGCATAATTTCTAAGGCTGTTAATATTGTTGATTTTATAACTAAAACATCCCCTTATTATTTTTTAGCCTTTTTATCTGTAGGTGGTAAATATCAATTTGCCCCAATATTACCTATAAACGGTAGTAACCAAATAGATACAACTGCACTAACTCCTACTGCTACATTTACAGAAGCTAATATTATTCAAGGATCATTTAAAAAAGGTTATTTAAGTGTTGAAGAAAGAAGAGATTTTGTTGCTAATTGCATTTATACAGAGTGCGTTACAACAGCAGTAGCAAGAAGAAAAACAGTTAGTGTTAGATTTACAAGTAGTGCATTAGATTCACCTACGGAGCAATTTGATATGAGTGATTTTTGTGCTGATGTAAACCATGCCATCCTATACGCAAAATATGAATTAGCGAGACGAAAACATAGCACACATAATATAAGTTTTTCTACACCATTACTAACAACAACTTTAATACCTACAAATATTATAAAACTACAATTACAAAGGGAAAATAGTGTAGGGGATGACAGGACAGAAATAAATTACTATCAAGTATCTAGTATTACTTATGATAATGATGGTGTTAGTAATATAGAAGCTGCACATTTTCCTTTAGATACTAATGATAAAGCTGAAATATCTTTAGAAATAACAACTGGTACTTTTACTGTTTTACAATGACTACTTTTCCTTCATTAGAACCAGAGACAAGGGCATTAGTATATGGAGACTACCCACAAAACGTACATGAAGGTTTAAGTGGTGGTAATGTCAGGTTTAAGGTAGGTGCAAAAAGAATTGCACAAAGATTAACTATTACATACGAATATTTAACAGAAACAGAAGCACAAACATTACTAACACATTACAACGGTCAAAACGGATCTATTGTACCTTTTGATTTATCAAGTTCAGTCTGGGCTGGTTACTCTACACCACCTGTTAGCAGTAGCAGTTACCAATGGCGGTATGCTCAATCTTTTCAAATTAGTATATCTTCACCAAATAGGTATAGTACATCTATAGAGCTTATTAGCGTACCTTTATAATGGCTACTTTTCCTACAATAATTCCTACAACTAGATTATATACACAGGGTGATTTCCCTAGTGCTATACAGTCATCATCTAGTGGTGCAACAACAGGATTTAGAAGAGGTAATAGACGTATAAACCAAACATTACAATTAACATTTGATAATTTAACAGAAACTCAAGTAAATCTTATAAGAACACATTACGATGGTCAGAGTGGTAGTTTTGAAATATTCTTTTTGTCATCTAGTACATGGAGTGGTTATACAACACCACCTGTTGCGTTAGTAACAGATTTTGGATGGCTATATTCAACACCACCAACTATTTCTGATGGCATCGTAAGTAAATGGAATGTAGAAGTTGAACTAGTATCTGTACCTATTGATATTGGTGATTTAATATTTGATGCTGGTGATTCTGGTAGTACTGCAAGAACTTATATATTAGATGCCTTAACAAGTAGCTCATCACCTGCTAGAACTAATATAATAGATGCAAGGGATTCTTCTTAAATATGACTATTACACTATCTGCTTTACAAAAACAAAGAAGAGATACAGCTAGTAATTGGACATCTAATAATACTGTATTACTTGCAGGTGAATGGGGTATAGAATCAGATACTAAAAAATTTAAAATAGGTGATGGTACAACCGCATGGCAATCACTTGATTATGTACCAATACCCGATACTAATAGATTATTAACAGGAAACCTTACAGTAGGCGGTAATTTTACTGTAAACGGTACCACTACAACTATAGATACAACAACACTAACTGTAGAAGATAAAAATATAGAAATAGGTAAGGTTACTAGCCCATCAGATACTACCGCAGATGGTGGTGGTATTACCTTAAAAGGTACAACAGATAAAACTATAAATTGGGTAGATTCTACAGATTCATGGACATTATCAGAACATTTAGATTTTGCATCAGGAAAAGTATTAAAAATAGCAGGTACACAAATATTAAGTGCTACAGCATTAGGTTCTTCCGTTGTTAGTAGTTCATTAACATCATTAGGCACAATAGCTACAGGTGTTTGGCAGGGTACAGCTATAGGTTCTGCATATATGACGGCAGGCAGTACTACAGCCGTTGGTGCTGTTCAATTAACAGACTCTACAACTAGCACATCAACAACAACAGCCGCTACACCTAATTCTGTAAAAACTGCTAAAGATACTGCTGATTCTGCACAAACTACAGCTAATGCTGCATTACCTAAAGCAGGTGGACAAATTTCTGGAAATATTACCTGCGCTGGTACTGAAACTGTTGATGGTAGAGATTTATCTGTAGATGGTTCAAAATTAGACGGTATAGAGGCTAGTGCTGATGTAACAGATGCAACTAATGTAAATGCGGCTGGTGCAATAATGGAAAGTGATGTAGATGCAAAAGGTGATTTATTAGCAGGTACAGCAGATAATACAGTTTCACGTTTGGCAGTAGGTACTGATGGCTATGTTTTAAAAGCTGATAGTTCTGCTGCT